AATTTAATTTTGAAATCGATGGAGTAGATTACTTCATTGAACGTAGTGCACGATGGACTCGTAAGGGAACTAACCTTTCAGTAAACGTAAACTTTTGGAAAGAAGATGCCGGAGTTACTACCTCATTAAATGGTGAACAACGTAGAGATACAAATAAAAATATTGAACGATATTTGGGTAAATTTGAGGATTTTGTTCTAACATCCCTTTCTTTACAAGGAAATAACGCTTTATTCATTGATAAATCACAATCAGAAAGAAAAGAAATACTTTCTCAATTTATTGGTGTAGATATCTTTGATAAATTATATACCATTGCCGCAGATGAGAATAGAGATAACGCTACTTTAATCAAAAAATTTAAATCAGATGATTTTACATCAAAATTAGCTGAAATTAAAACTCAATTAGTAGAAACAACAAATGAATACAAATTAGTAGAGATTGATTTGAATGTTATTAAAACTGAAGAGGAGTCTTTAAATAAGGATTTAATTCGTTTAAATGGTAAAATAGTTAAATTAAACTCCGATAATGTTGGTATTGAAGAATTAGAAAAAAGAAAAAAAATTCTTACGGATAAAGAAACCGAAATACTAAATGGTAAAAATGCTACACAAGAACGTATTGGTAAGTTAGAGGCATTACAATTAGAATTGGAGGAGATTATTGATGGTTTTAACGAAGATGAGTTAGAGATAAAGATAACTGCATTGGGGGTTGCTAAAACTGATTTGGGTTCTACTAAACACGAATTAGATAAATTAGGGATTTGGCACACATCGTTGGTTGATAAAAAAGAACATTTGGATTTACACAAATATAACCCAGATTGTAATATTTGTATGGAAAATTCAGAAACAATCCTACAAAGTAAAGCAGAAGTAGAAAAAACTTTATTTGAAGTAAATGGATATATCACTACTGCAACAACTAAAAAAGAAGAGTTAGAAAATAGGGTGTTAGAGTATTCAGTCTTTGAATCAGATTGGACCAATTTAACGGATTCAAAAGAAAAGGAAGTTAAAATTGATAGAGAAATTTCTTCACTTATTAACAAGTTATCCACATCCGAAACTGAAGAAATCCGTATTCAGACACAAATTGCCGAACAAATTAAACTAATTGATGAGTATTATAAGAATGAAGAACAAATTAAAAAGAATGGTGATATTAGAGAAGAAATCAAAATTGTAAGAGAATCTTTAGATATTAACAAAGCTGAATTTATAAAGACCAATAAAAAATTATTAGAGTTAAATGGTAGGGTATCGTCTTTACAATCTCAAAAAGATGGGTTAGATGATAAGATTAAAGAAGTAAAAGAATTAGAGGAACAATCTAAGTTATATGAGTATTATCTTAATGCTCTGAATAAAGATGGTGTATCCTATGAATTGATTGAAAAATCGCTTCCAATGATTGAAGGTGAGGTTAATAACATTTTAGCACAAATTGTTGAGTTTGGAATGCAATTAGAGATGGATGGTAAAAACATCAATGCTTACCTCGTTTATGGGGATAATAAGTGGTCTTTAGAAATGTGTAGTGGTATGGAGAGATTTATATCAGGACTTGCAATTAGAGTGGCTTTAATCAATGTATGTAACTTACCTCGTCCAAACTTTTTAGTTATTGATGAGGGGTTTGGTACATTGGATAGTGAGAATTTACAATCCCTATTCATGTTATTCACTTATTTGAAGACACAATTTGATTTTGTAATGATTATATCTCACATCGATTCAATGAGAGATGTGGTGGATGGTTTAATTGAAATTAAAAAAACAAATGGATTTAGTCACGTGAAGTTTTAACCGCTAATATATTGGTTGGTTTGGGTTTGTTAATTCTTTGTTTAATTAACGATTCTACTAACCCACTTAACTTATACCCATGTTCTCTGCAATAATCTTGTAAGAGTTCATGGGTTTCTTTTTTTATCTGAATTGTAGTATATTTCTGCATTTCTATAAGTTTCTATTGTATTCTATGTATATTCAATAAGTATTATTATTTTGGATATATTTATTAAAATAATAGGGAATTACTTATGGCAATAATAAAATCGTACTCACCACTTCAGAATCTTTCTAACTACGGAACTTTTTTAATGGATGTAAATCCAAACTCCGATTACTTTCGTATTACGGAATTTAAAGAAACTCTTACGGGTGGAAAGAACGGATTTTTAATCGAAGGTTCTGAACATTTAAAGGAAACTACTGAGGTTAAGATAGAAATTGTAGATGTTGCGGGTAACACAATTTATTACGAGCCAGGGAACGGAGTACCGGAATATTATGAGGGTCTCTCCAAATTGATTTCTGTCCACGTTTATGAGGACACACCCGTTGGCCTTGGTAAGATTACTATTTTAGGAGAACTAAAGACTTATGTGGATGAAAGCGGGGTTATTCGTGATATTCCATTGGAGTGGCGTGGTGCATATAATGTTAAGTGGGAAAGAACGTTTAATATTAATAAAAATCTTAATAACGAAACGACCGTTAGGTTCTATAAAAGACCAGTTGTTACTATTGATGAAATCGTAAAACCAATCTTTTCAACCACAACCCCTTTAAAGGTACAAACGGGTTCTTTACAAGGTATTCCTGAAGTTCCTGTCTATGGAACAAATTTATCTAATTGGACTGCAGGAACTTTATATAAATTAAAAATTACCGATGGTTCGAACTTTACATCTTCTATAACTGATAATATAATTGAAGTTCCATCTTTAGGATATTCTGCTGTTGTAAAGGAAGTTTTGAATAATAAAGAAGTTTTGGTATATACACCATACACTATTAATAATGTTGTTAGCAATTTTCCATCATCATCATATACCTCTTCATTTGAATTCTTAGAAGGACAAACATTTGGCGATTCTGCATTGACTGGTTCATTTGCTAAAATTAATATTCAACAATTAAAAACATTTGTTGGAGATGTTGCTAGGGTTAAGGTATATCGTAAATCTCGTAATGATATTGGTGATTATCAATTTGTACAAGAATCAAAATTAGAGTCAACCGAATTATTAAAAGATATAACAGCTGTTAGTAAAACTGATGTATCATATGGTAATTTTACTGATTCTAATTTATCAACATATTGGGTAAGTGGTTCTACTTCACATCCAATCACATTAAATGTTGATAAGTTAAATGCATCAGTAAAAATTGATTATAGTGGTTCAAATTATAGTAATACTGCTAAATTAATTACATCTCAATCTTTTAATATTTCAAAAGATGTAGAATACACTATTTCATTTAAAACCCTTTTAAGTGGGTCTACTGATACAACAAAAACTTTAAAAGCTTATTTAAGTTCATCAACGTATCAACAAGAATTTTTAACAGTTACGGGTAATCCAATTTATACAACACGTCAAAACGTCACACAAAATATTATAGCAACTGCAGATGCTACTGCTAAGTTAGTATTAGAATTTGCAGGTGATGATTGGTATATATCAAATGTAAGTTTAAAAAATGCACAAGAAACCTCGTTCTCGCCAGATGAATTTGTTTTAATACAAGAAGTTCCACGAAATATTCCACAAGAAACTTACGATTTTCGTTTTGAGTTTTATGATATTAATAACAATTATATACCAGTTGATGTAGTTGCAGCAAAAGCATTTACAGGTGGTAATAATTTCCCATCAAGTACTAAATTCCTATCATTTCAAACCGATAGAACCGCATTCCGTTTTAGTACCGGTTCAATAGGTAATCCCGTATCTCAAACTATAAAATTTTCAGTACAGCGAAATAATATGACAGGTTCGGTAACTTATGCATCAGCTGCATTTGATACGGATGGTAATTATATTACACCTGCTAGTTATGTGGGATATAATTATCCTGGTGGATTGACTGGATTGGGTGATGGTGGTGGTTTATTATCTATTGCTAATTTTACTGGTTCATTAGATTCTACAAAAAGAGTTGGTTCAATTACATACACCGCATCATGTGAGGGGTATAACGAATTCGAAACAGTTTATCGTTTTGAAGATGGTGATAATGCACCTGGTGTTTTTGTCACTTCAAACACAAATCAATTCATTTATAAAGCAACGGACTTATCTCTAAATCCATCAGGACAAACAATAACAATAGAAGCTAAACGAAAAAACTTAGCATCTACAACAGGTTCGTTGACTGTAAATTCTGGCAGTGGCCCGGCATTAACTTTGGTATCAACAAATCCAACTAATGGTGTAGATACATATACATTATCTGGAACATCATATCCATATTCAACGGGTGAAACAATTTATTCTATTTCTGGTTCTGACCAATTTGGTAATGTTTTTTCTGATGCAATAAAAATAACACCTGTAAAAATATTAGATGGATTATCAGTAAACTTATCAAATGATAATGCAACTCTCCCTGCACTTTCAACCGGGTTTGTAGCAAGTGGTTCTTTTGTATTAACAAGTGGTTCGGTAAGTGTAAAGGTAGGAAACGAAACAATAACGTTTGATGATGAGGGCGATGGACAAGGTAATAATACATTTGCTATAACATCGGTAACCGGTAGTGCTGGTATATTGGTAAACTCATCGAATCCACTTATAAACCAATATGGAATTACTGCATTAAATGGTGTTACGTCTGGTTCAATAAATGTAGTAGTTCGATATAAAGATGGTAGTGGTGATACAACCGATGTAACTAAAGTTGTAACATATACAAAAGCAAAAACAGCAGTACCAAATGTAGTAATAACTGCAACTCCACAAGCACAATCCGTATTAGCAAACTCAGCAGGAGTTCAAACTGGAATATTATCAAATGTTACAATTGAAGCATTAGAAGGTAGTACAAGTCGATTTACATCAATGACCGGTACATATAGTGGATTTTCTACTAATCCAACAATTAGTGGTAATACCTTAACTATGACTTCTGCAGTTATGAATGCTGCAGAAGCTTCTGCAACATTGACGGTAACTCATACTGATAGTGAAGGAACATCTGGCCAAACTAAAACAATTATAGTAAGGGCTACAAAAGTAGTAACTGGTACCGATGGAACTAACGGGACAAATGGAACTAACGGGACAAATGGAACAAATGGTGCTGCGGGTGGAGATGGCCCGGGCGTGGTATTTAGAGGGCCGTGGACTGGTAGTATAACATATAATAGTGTTAGTCAAGACCCAACACGTAAAGATGTAGTATTATATAGTGGAAGTTATTACGCAACTCTGACAAATGCAACTGCCAACTTAAATAAAATACCTAGCACTCAAACTACATTTTGGCAATCATTAGGAACGGGTTCATTTTTTGTGGCAGCTGAAATGATAATATCTAGAGAATCCTATGTACAAAACACAATAAACGTTGGAACAAATACTTCAGGTAATGCCAATATTACTATTGCAGGTGGAAGTACATCTCCATATATTTCAATTGGACAAGCAACAAAAGGATATGATAATGTAGGTGCATTTTTAGGTAGTGATGGTACAAATGGAAAACTTTCCTTAAAATCTTCTACCAATTCCTTATTATGGGATGGAAGTGATTTAACAATTAATGGTGCCGGTACATTTACTGGTGCACTTAGTGGTGGTACAATTTCAATTGGTAGTAGTAATAGTATTTTTAAAGCAGATTCAAACGGAATTTATTTAGGACATGCTACATTTGCTACTGCACCATTTAGTGTAACTCCGGCGGGTGTGTTAAAATCCACATCAGGTACAATAGGTGGATGGACGTTAGGAGCATCTTCTTTAACGGGTGGTGATGCAACTCTTGCAAACACAGGAAATATAACATTAGGTACATCAAATGATGTAATTAGATTATCTGCTGATGATGCAACATATAGAATTTGGGTAGGACATGCAACTGCTGCTTCTGCACCATTTAGAGTAACAAAAGGTGGTGTATTAACTGCAAGTGGAGTTTCAATTAGTGGTGATATTACCGCAACAAGTGGAACATTTACCGGAGCGGTTTTTGCATCAAGTGGAAACTTTACGGGTACAGTTAATGCTAGTGGGGGTTCGTTTACAGGAACTATTACTGCAGCAGCTGGTACAATTGGTGGATGGACTATTGGACCTACAGCATTGACATCGGTTGGTGGTAAAATTATAATGGATTCAAGTGCTAAATCAATAACAGTTTTGGGTTCTACGGGTTCACCTTCAGTAATGATTAATGGAAACTCAACATTTGGTTCTTTTGGTGGAACGTATTCTAATAGTGGAAATAATGCAATTACAAATGGTACTACCGGTGGAAGTCCTACTCCACAAACAAGAGTAGTTCAGGCTGGTGCATTAGTGGCATCGGCAGGTAAAAACTATGCCGTAACTGTTACTGAATTATCTGCAAATGGTACTAATGTTTTAACAACAAGTGCGGCTAGTCAATATTTAAATTTTTCATATAGTTGGTATTTACATAATACAACCACAGGAGTAGATATAACAATATGGCAAGATAGTAATTCAGGATTTAATACTAGTACTATTGGAATTGGTGGTTATGGTATTAGTGGTACAGCAAATATTTCTGGTCCGGCATCTGGTACCGCAGAAACATGGGATATGTATCAAAGGATATATTGGACTTATGGTGCTCCTCCAGGTTCTGTTACCGCTTCTACAATAAAATATCCTGCGGGAAGTTGGACAGTAGCAGAAGCAGCATCATTTACTGAAATTATTGATGGTGGTATTCAAACGGGTAACTCTACAACTAGATATGTAAAACTTAATAGAAGTGCTGCTACAACAATGTTAGAAGTTGGTGGTGCAATTACTGCTACCGATAACATTACTGCATATTTTTCTGATAAAAGATTAAAAAATATTTTAGGTAACATAGATAATCCATTAGATAAATTAAATAAATTAAACGGAGTATATTATAAACATAATGATTTAGCAAAATCGTTTGGTTACAATAGTTATAATACGGAAGTTGGTGTTATTGCACAAGAAGTTAACGAAGTGATGCCTGCAGTAATTAAGTTGGCTCCGTTTGATAACAACGATGGTGTTTCGAAAAGTGGTGAAAATTATATGACGGTTCAATATGAAAAATTAGTTCCGTTATTAATTGAAGCTATAAAAGAATTATCAGAAAAAGTAGATAGATTAGAAAAAGGTAAATAATGGCATTAAACGCATCAGGTGTAATCAGTTTAGGTGGAGCAACAGCTACAACGGATGTTGCTGCTGCTTTGGGATTAGGTGCAACCTCTACTATTAGTATGAATGATGCTGCAGTTAGAACTCTTGCAGGAAAAACTGGTGCTGGTTCTGCTATTTCTTTTGATGATTTTCATGGTAAGAGTGCAGGTGTACCACCACCCCCTCCACCTCCACCGCCACCGCCGCCACCGCCGCCTCCACCACCTCCTCCGCCTCCACCTCCACCACCACCGCCTCCTCCGGCTGCGGTTGCTATTACAGTGTCTAATACTTGTACTAGCACAAATCCTGGTCAAGCAACAATTACAATTAGTAATCCGTTGAATGGTAGTGGAACTTATCAGATTACTGGACTTAAAACTTCTGAGTCAGGAGTATTTAGTGCACCTGATGGTGATTGGACAGATTATGCAACTGCTACTAAGGTATTCTATGGTCAGGCAGATGGACAATATTTTGTGGGAGTTAGGGATAAAAATAATCCATCAAATAAGAGTTTTGGTACAACTAATTTCATATGTTATGTTGCGGCACCACCTCCACCACCTCCACCACCACCTCCACCACCACCACCTCCGGCGGTATATACGATTATATTATCAAGTGGTGCAACCGCTTGTGAAGCAAAAACTAATTGGAGTAATATTTAATAACATGCCAGCAGGAAATAATACATCATATGTAACAAGTTTAGGGTGTTCTACGGGACTATCCCTAAATTGTAATGTCACTGCAGCAGATGGTTGGTACTACGATGGTAATGTGGGATATGCGTATTATATATCAAATAATTTAGTTACAACTATTGATACTGACCCATGTCCTATTGTAGCACCACCGCCACCTCCACCTCCGGCGGTCACTTGGACTGCTATTACTATGTATAGACGTTCTACTATTTCTGCAGCTGCAGCTTGTAATTTTGCATATGGTTCAGTAGGTGGTGCTACATTTTATATTAATGCAAGTATTTTGTCTGCCGCAACACTAATGGCTACTTTATCAGATGGTACGGGAACTCCATTGACTGGGTGGTATTCAGATGGGGGTGATTCGGTATATGTAAGTGCACGTTCTATAAGTCAATTTAGTCAATGTACTGCTTAAAATATTAAAATGAAAAAGTTTATATCAATAGTTGAAAATTTTTTACCAACAGATGAATTCCAAAAGTATTTAAATTATTCAAAGGAAACTAAAAAATGGGGAAACCGATTACCAAACGATAATTGGAGTGGGCGAGTTATTTACGAACCAGCTAGTACTAATTTAAATTATTTACATAGGGTTGAAGATAAAATTAAAATAGATTTTGAAACAGCCGAAATAATATATCCAGATTATTTAGGATTAGTTAAATGGGAATTGGGTGATGTACAATATCCTCATGCTGATGGTGAGTTAGAAAATGGAATACAACATGAATTTTATTGGAGAAATTTTGGATGTGTTTTATATTTAAATGATGATTATGAGGGTGGTGAAATTTATTTTCCAACTCAAAATTTAGAAATAAAACCAAAACCAAATACCTTAGTATTTTTTCCCGGTACATTAGATTATTTACACGGAGTACGAGAGATAACAAATGGAATCCGATATACTTTAACATCTTTTTGGACATACAATCACAAATTTAGTATGAATGGTTATGAAAATAGCACTATGTCTATCGGGTCAAACTCGTAATTGGAAATCATCATATGATTCTATAAAAAATAAAATTATAGAAAAATATAATGTAGATGTGTTTATACACACTTGGGATGTTAAGGGTAAAATGGTGCCACATCATTATATAGAAAATTATAATGATAATTTTGATAAAATTAATTATGAATTTATTGATTTTTATAAACCCAAAAAAATTCAAATAGATTCTACTGAATATGATACCTTTAAGAAAAAAATTGGTGAATCTAGATTTTATAACACTTTAATGATGTGGTATAGTATTGATAAATCAAATGAATTACGAAAAGAATATGAATTTGAAAACAATATAAAGTATGATGTAATTATACGTTGTAGATTTGATTTATTTTTTGAAAATTTTACAATAAATAATGTAGATAAAAACACAATTTATTTACCCCCAAATGAAAATATAAATAAACCATTTACATCTGAAATGAAACGAATGTTAAAAGATGTTGGACCAACATATATGCCAAATGACCAATTAGCATATGGTTCGTCTGATTCTATGGATTGGTATTGTAAATTATATAAAATAATTAATTCTAATATATATAAATATATACATCATCCTGAGGGTGTATTAAGTCAATATCTTTGGGATGTGGAAAATACTAATTATAAGGTTGAAATTAACGATTCAATATTAATGAAAATAAATAGGTTATGATAACAATACCAAAAAATAAAATAGTTACAATACCCGAAAGTGAAAATTTTATTAATTCAAATGAAATAATAATTGAACCATTGAAGGGTAAAATAAAAAGAGATTGGTTTGTAAAACACGCTTATTTTTGTTTACCTTTGACAATTGGAAACCAATATGGTTTTGCTATAAAATCATTAAAAACTTTTTCGGTTATTTGGGATGGTGGGGAGGGTTCACAACACACAAAAATTGAAATTTTAGATGAAGGTGAACATACTGGTTATCAATCAATAAATTCTCATTTTGGTATGGGTACAGTTACCATACAAAACCGATTTACATTCAGAACTCCACCTGGTGTTAACTTAATGACAATAAATCCACCTAATCATTGGATAGATGGTATTCAACATATGACCGGAGTAATTGAAACTGATAATCTTCGTAGAGATTTTACTTTTAATTTAAAGGTAACCCGTAAAAACGAAAAAATAATAATAAATAAGGGTGATTACATTGGATGTGTTTTACCAATCCCTCGATATTTTGTTGATGGGTTTGAATTACAAAATGGATATGATGTATTTACCAAAGAAGAAATAGAAGAAGAACAGCAAGTAATGCGTGAATTTGGAATTGAACGTTCTACTAAAGATATAGAAAAACCAAATGGAAATGGTAGAAGATATTTTAATGGAGAAGATGTCAGAGGGTGTCCATTTCACAACCATCAAACAAAATTATAATAATTCAAATATTATATATTTATATATATGAGTATAAGGGTTTTAGTTACAACGGGATGTGGAAACACAGTGCAAGGTGGTGCTGATGTATGGACTAACTATTTTTTAGATTTAGTTTGGCCAACGTTACCTGATAAAAGAGATTGGAGATTACTTATAGATTCCAAACGACCTGCTTCATTCGATGTAAAATCTTTACCTAAAGGAATTGTTTATCACTATCATTATGATGACCCTGAAAAGACTAGGAAGTGGTTAGATGAATGCGAAGAAATTCACGTATTACATCCTCATTATCATTTAAGACCACATATTTGGCATTTCGAAGATAAATTCAGAACAGTTTTTGTTCATGCGTATGCTAAAGAAATGGATGCAGCAATTCAAGCAATACCAGAATTAAAAAGATTACAATATAATACAAATGTTGATGCTGAATTTTATGATGAGTATTTAGCAACATTTACTCGTAGAATTTGGGTGGGGTGTAATGAAACCTCAATGATAGAAGAACATCCGGTCTATACTTATAATGTTCCAAATTTTTATGAGTTTAAAAACAACATAGAATTAACAACAAACATAAATAATGGTAAAATTGGGTTTGCTGCAAGGGTTGAATCTAGAAAATGTTTACATTGGTTAAACGACCATCACGCGGTAATATTAACTAATCAACACGATTTACAAAATCTTAGAGATAGTACAACTTTTTCACTAAAAAATATTGATTTATTCCAATGGGACCCTCAAATACTACATCCATTTATGATGAAAAATTGGGGTATATTTCATGGTGCATATTTTAAAGAACCTTTTGGTTATTCAATTTTTCAAGCAGTAGATTATGGTAAATTACCAATATTAAATTCAGATTGGATGCCAGAATTGGTATACAAATATAGAGTATCTACAAAGAACGATTTTGATGAATGTGTTAAACAAATTGGCAAAGATTCTCACGAAGAAAGGTTAAAATGGTTCACAAAATTAAAGGATTTTATGCAAAAATATGATAATAAAGAGGAATGGATTGATAAAGTACGTACAGCAATTTTAGGATAATTCCAAATATTTATTTTTCCTCGTTTATTCGTGTTTGGTATATTTGTATATATTTATATATCAAAGGGGGTAGGGGGAGAAGCTACCAAGCTACAGCTACTAAATAAAAACACTATGGGTAATATAATTAACTTTAATATTTTAAAAGACTTCTTTACTAATAACAGCTATGAAAAGCTAGATGTTAATAGTAAACCTTTTTTAGAACATACACCAGTAAAATATCGTTGGACACATGGAGCTACTGATTATCATATGGGTGATGGTGTTCTAATTTACGCAGCAATACAATACCTCAGAGCAAAAGTATGTGTATGTTTGGGTAGTGGTGGTGGTTTTATTCCGAGAATAATGTCACAAGCTAGAATGGAACTACACGACCAGGAAATATTTGAAGGAAGAAAGTTAATGGAGTGGGGTGATATTGGAACTACAATTTTGGTAGATGCAATTAATGGTGTTGGTGGTGAAGTTGATTGGAATGAAGATGATTCTTTTTTCAGAAAACATTTTCCTTGTAGATTAATTTTAGAATCAACCGAAAGTGCCTTTTATCATTACTTTGTAAAAGAAGATATTAAAATTGATTACCTTCATATAGATGCAGGACATTCATACGAAAGTGTTAAACAAGATTTTGAGTTATATTCATCTATTTTATCTCCAAACGGAATAATTTCAATTCATGATACAGATTTATCATTTCAAAAAGAATTGATTGTAACAAGTGATGTTAAATCCGAAAATAATTTTGATGATTTTTCACACGGCCCATCTAAATTAATTAGAGAAATTAAAGAAAGTGGTGAGTGGGAAGTTTTCAACTTTTTCAACAATGGGATATTGAGAACAAAACCAGCATCGACTGGTCTTACGTTTATCCAAAAATGCAAAAAATAAGATTAGTTACTGTAACCGGAAGTAGAACAAATACTCTCTGGCATATGTTAAATCACTATAACGATTTAGTGGATGAAATGTATGTTGTAGTGTATGAATGGGAAGGGTTTAGTACATATGATGAAGTTTATGATATTGTAAAACAATTTGATAAAGCACAAATCATAACAAGAAAAACAAAAGAAAAATTTAATTGGGAATACGTTACCCAACTATATAACGAAACAAAATTATTGTATCCCAACGATTGGTGGGTAGTTTCAGACGATGATGAATTTCATATTTACCCAAAACAACTTTCAGAATTAATTTCTGAATGTGAATATAATGGGTGGGAATTTATTACTGGTGGATTTATTGATAGGATAGGAGAGAATGGAATATTTCCTGAAATAAACAATAATACAAATATTTGGAAACAATTCCCACTTGCTGGATTTTTTAGATATCCAATGAGTGGGGCTTGTCCAAATAAAGTTTGTCTAATGAAAGGTTCAGTAAAAGTAACATCTGGCCAACATTACGTAGATTTTGAAGATGGTACAAATAGTTGGGGAATATCTCATTCAAAACGTTATCCAATTGGTAGAGGAGAGGGTTTAGTTCAAGTACATCATTTTAAATGGGATAGTACTTGTGGAGAGAGAATCAGAGCAGTTGCTAATATAAACAAAGAATATTCATATTCTGAAGAATATAGGATAATGTATAGACAATTAGCCAAATGTAGATTTAAAATTGATATTACTAATCCTGATTTTATGATAGAAGAATTACCAATAAGATTGAATGATTTTAGTGATTATGGTAAGTGGTATAAATTGAGTAAAATAATTACGAAAATTTAAAAAAAATATATTTATATATACAAACAAATAAAACAAAAGTTATGGCAAAACAAGTAATCAAAGCAACTGAAGATGCAACAAAATCAGTTGTAACTGCACCACTTCCTACAATTCCTAATATAGAGGAACGAAAATTAAAAGCATTAGAAAAAATTGCTAATTCGTTAGATGCACTTACTCTATGGTTTGAAGAATTAGACAAAGATGAGTGGAGCAATCGTATTCAGTATTATTTAGCTGAATGGCATAAAACACAAGTACCACCAAAGAATAATCAATTCGAAGATTAATTAGAATTTAATGAGTTTAGAAAAACTTGGCATAATTGTTCCATATAGGAATCGATACACTCATCTTGACAAATTTACAAAACATATAACTGAATATCTAGAAAACAAAGATATCAATTATAAGGTTATAATTGTTGAACAAGATGATGCTAAACTATTCAATAGAGGAATGCTCCTTAATATTGGATATTATTATGCAAAAAAGATACGTTGTGATTATGTAGTATTTCATGACATAGATATGTTACCAATAGATGTTGATTATTCATACACCGACCATCCAATACACTTAGCAACTGATATTATACCAGATAAAGATGAATCAAAAAGAGAAATATTTGATTCGTATTTTGGAGGTGTAACGATGTTTCCAATTGATGATTTTGAAAAAATAAATGGTTATTCAAACAAGTATTGGGGGTGGGGATTTGAAGATGATGATTTATTATTTAGATGTAAACTTAATGATTTAAAATTAGAATCTAAAATAATAAAAAATGTATCAAAAAATACTCAAGTTTTAAAATTAAATGGGTATGATGCCTGTATTAAAGCAAAAAATAATATTGATTTTACAAGAGATTTTACATTAACAATTTGTTTTAAACCCGCTAATATAAAATTAGACCATACTAAACAATCGGATGAATTTACCATTTTTAGTATTCCCGGTTATGACTTTGCAATTTCATATACATCATTTAATAGATACAATTTTTGTTTATTTAATTCAAAATTAGAACCAATTTATTTAAATACAGAAATTAAACCAAATTATAGAACCAACATTACGCTTGTATATGACCATATTATTAAAAAAATAAAAATGTATCAAGATGCAATATTGGTGGGTGAAACTGAAGAAATTGAAAAATTTTATAAAAAGTATATTTCGGAAGAATACCTTTATTTTGGGGTTGGTAATCCGACTAGAGAAATAATTCCAAATTGGTTTAAAGGTAATTTTGAATACTATGCACATTTTGATACTAAATTATCAGAAGAATCAATAATTGAAATAGTAAATAATAATGAAAAATTATTAACCAAAAATTTTGGAAATTATCAACAATCTGAAAATTTAAAAACCTATTACGATACTACTTTTATACGCGATTATAAATTAATTGATTTATCACCAAATAACAATATGGGTGAAATAATAAATTGTGAAATTGGTAATCAAAATAATGTAACTGAAACTGAAGTTAAACTACCAATAAGAAGACAATCTAAATTTAAATCAATCATACATTCATATCACGGATTCTTAAATAATAGATGGTTATCTGATAATACAAGATGGAATCAACTTCGATTTGTAAATGAAGTAATGGAAAACCCAGAACTAACTAAAACTGATGGTTTATCTGATTTAGAATTTATAGTTCATAGAAAAACTAAAATAAATAATAACATACAAATGATAACTGTCGGTATATAATGAAATTAGGAGTATGTGTACCATATAGAAATAGAGAAGAACACTTAAAAGAGTTTGTTCCTGCAGTAGGAAAATATCTTGAAGAACAAGGTATTGATTATTGTATCTATTTTGGTCATCAAGTAGATGATAAGTTGTTTAATAGAGGTGCAATGAAAAATATTGCAGCCAAACACGCATTTGAAGATGGTTGTGATTATATAGTATGGCATGATATTGATATGATACCCGAAGAAGGATGTGATTATTCATTTCCAACTGAAACTCCAATTCACATTGCTACTAATATATCTCAAATGGATTATAAACTAAAGTATGAAGAGTACTTTGGTGGTGCAGTTTTATTTTCAAAAGAACAAGTAGAAAAAACCAATGGTTATTCAAACGATTATTGGGATTGGGGAATGGAAGATGATGATTTGTTTTGGAGATGTGTTTTAGAGGGGTATGCTAATGATTCATATATGAATTATGATTATACTATTCAAAATTATTTACATTTTGATGGAAAAGCATCTCATATTAAAATTGAAAAAAACAATACACTTCGAAATTTAACATCTCGTTCACATACAATCTCAGTTTTAGTTAGAGCAAATCAACAAGAAGAAAAAGTTCCTATTTGGTTAATCGGTGATGATGATAGAAGATTTTGTGAATACCCAATTATAAGAAGACCGGGTTTTGATTATGGTATTTCATATAATAATAGTAGGGCATACACTGCACAATTGTGGGATAGTGAACAAAATCATTTATATCAATGGATGAAACGTTATGAAAATCAATGGAGTTGGGTAACTCTATCAATTGATTCCGCAAATCAAAATATTCATTTCTATTTAAATGGAAAAGAATCAGATGCAAGACACGGAACTGGTACAACATCACCACTTCATTATGAGAACCGCTTAAAGAGTTATGGTTTGGGTGATTATTATATTGGAACAACTACTTCAGTTGGTAGAAATGAACCCAACAAATGGTTTAAAGGTGATATAGCAAAGATTATGATGTGGAATCGTAAATTAGAAAAAGAAGAAGTTGAAAATTTACAAAATGAATTACCAAAAACCGGTTTAGTATTACATTATGATTTTAATACTGAAATAGATACAAGAGTTGCAACTGATATATCTGGAAATAATACAAATGGTGAAATAAAACGTTGTGAATTAAAATCAGAACAAATTAAAATACCATATACAATTATACCATTTAGACGACCAGGTAGATTACGTTGTTTACCACATCAAGATGAAGGATTAATTAAAGTTGGTGGAGTTGATAAATGGGCAAAAGGTGCAACAACAGCTAGAAATGAAAAAAGATACGTTTTACAAATGCAACAAGGTAATTGGGATTACAAATCAGATGGTATTGCTCAATTAAAATATGAGTTAGTAAGTGTTGATGAAATATCACCCAAAGCAAAACTGATAAATGTAAAATTGTAATATATATAGATATACAAAAAGAAGTTATGGCAGAAGAAATAAAGCAAGAAGAAAAACAAGACCTTAAAAAAACATTGACGGGTGAAAATCCGTTTTATGTTGGTGTAAGAGATTCGTTAAATGAGAAAGGAAATGGTATGTGTCTTGCAAAATGGACACAAACTACATTACACTTACAATTAGGACATACTCACTCATGTCACCATCCTCGCACTCATCCAATTCCTACTAAAGAGATTGCACGAAATCCTTCGGCACTACATAATACTCAATATAAGAAAAGAAGAAGAAAAGAAATGCTAGAAGGACAAAGACCTTCAGAGTGTGATTATTGTTGGGGAGTAGAGGACAACTCTGATAGATTTTCTGATAGAACATTTAAATCAGCAGAAAGTTGGTCTTATCCTTTTATGGATGAAATTAAAAATTCTAATTGGAGAGATGATTATAATCCAAAATACGTAGAAGTTGCATTCTCAAATGCTTGTAATTTTAAATGTTCATATTGTGCACCAGCGTTTTCATCTAAATGGATGGAAGAAATTGAGGAGTTTGGTGCATATCCAACAACGGATAAATTTAACTCATTAGATTATAATAAATCGGAAAATAAAATGCCGATAAAACATAGCGAATTAAATCCATATGTTGATGCATTTTGGAAATGGTGGCCGGATTTATATAAAGACCTCCATACTTTTAGAATTACTGGTGGAGAACCTCTTATGAGTAAAGATACGTGGGATGTATTGGATTATATAATAGAACATCCAGACCCAAATAAAAACTTACAACTTGCAATTAATTCAAATTTAGGCGTACCTGATAAATTGATTGATAAATTTATCGAAAAAGTAAATAAAATTTGTGATGAAGATAGAGTTAGAGAATTTATTATATTTACATCATGTGATAGTTGGGGTGAACAAGCAGAATATATTAGACATGGTTTAGAATTTAATAGATTTTGGGATAATGTAAATAAAGTATTAGCAAAATGTCCAAGAGTAAATCTTACATTTATGGTTACGTATAATGCATTATCAGTACCAAATTATATAAAATTGGTAAACGGAATTTATGATTTAAAAAAGAACTATGGTTCATCAGATAGATATTGGCAATCAGCAGTGTTCTTAGATACATCATATTTGAGATATCCAACCCATCAGACAGTACAAGTACTTCCTTATGATTTTGCAGATTTAATTTACAAACAGGCACAAAGGGCAGATTTTTTAGCAGTACCATTATTTGATAATAAATACATTGGATATTCTGATATTGAAATTCAAAAAATTAAAAGAACTTATGATTGGATGATATCTCCAATTGATGATAAAAAATTATTTGAACAAAGATATAACTTTGGTAAATACTTTGAAGAACACGATAAAAGAAGAGGAACAGATTTTAAAAAGACATTCCCAGAGTTGGCAGATTTTTATGAATTTACAAAAACAATAAAGTTATGATTTTTACCGGAGATATAGCATGGTTTGTACCACCTACAAGTAGATATGGATTGAGTAGAGTATCATCTAAAGAACTTACTAATAGTGATTTCACTTTTATGTGTAAAATAAAAGTAGATTGGAATAAAATGACAGAAAATACCATGACTCAAGAAGCCGGTATAATGATTAAAAACGGAAAACATTTAGGTATATCAATTGCTAAAACTGGTGATAATTTTAGAATTATTAAAGGAGAAGCTTGGACTAAAACAGATAATCCGGAGGTTGATGAAATTAATCAAATAATATTACCTGTTAATGATTTTAAAAATTCAAGAGATATAAGTGAAGAAGAATTAAATATTACATTTTCATGTGATATTATTAATAAAAAACTTAGGTTGATTGTAAATAACATAGTTAACATAATAGATTTAAAAGGTGACTTAATTGATTATGTTGCGTCGTGGTTATGGATTGGATGTTCAAACCCATTAGATAGTTGTCCACGTGAACATCAACATTTCTTCACAGGAGATATTAAATTTATAGCAGTTGCACAAAAATATCTATCTACTGATGAAATTACATTAGTTTATAATAAAATGGATAAACCCGAACATAAAATAATTG